GCTCGAAAAACCCCATCGGAACATCGGAGTGAACAACCTGCAGCACAGTACAGTCACCTCTTATGATTCTTCTCAAGCCGCCCGATGCCGCTATCGGCGCCAGCCGTCATGTGCACCTTTCCGCCGCGTGCCTTTTTCGCCGCACCGCCGCACTTGCGCAGGCCGGGAGGCGCGCCAGCAGATGCAGGCATGGCGCCAGCCGCCGGTGCGGGCATCGCAGCCCGAGGTGCGGCAGACGGCGCCGCCGGTGCGGATGGCTGGCCGACGAGCACGTTGACCTGCGTCTTGCCCTTCTTCGCCGTACCGCCCTTGGCCTTGCCTGTCAGGGCGGCCGGCTTGACCATCTTCTTGACCAGGCCGCGGTCCTCTTTCTCGTCGCTGTGACCAGTCATGCGCGCCGTCTTGGCCGAATGGGCTTTGTGCGCGGCTTCCTTCAGTTCTTTCACTGAGGTGTCCCCGTTTGGTTGATGATTTCCGGGCTCAGCGGATGGATCATCGCTTCCTTCGCCAGATTGAGCCGGTGTTCTGTGGCGCGCTCTTCGCGGTCGGCCGCAGCATCCTGCGACTTCTGTTGCAGTTCCGCCGCCTTCAGCATACGGTCCTGCAAGGCATCCTGCGATTTCATCTCCTGTGTCCGCAGCATCGCCACCGACTTCATCGCATCAGGCTGCGGCTGTGCACCAGGCTGTTGCGGCGGCGCAGGCGGCAGCAGGAACCGCTTCAGTTCCGGGATGCCGATTTGGTCGCAGTACCATTCCAGCGCGCTGCGGACGTCCCAGAGCTGCGGGCCATCCTTCACGATGCCACGCGCCGCTTCCGCCCGGCTCAACCGCATCACATGGCTGGACACATTCGGGTCGGCCTGCGGGATAAGCTCGTAGTTGTTGAGCGCCTGGACGATAACGTCTTTGTTGAACGGCTCGACGCCCGTCTGCCGCCAAAGGGCATCAGGATCCTCCTGCAGCAGCTCACGCAGCACGCGGAACTCTTCAGCCTGCGCTTGGTGCAGCCGCTTGTGAACCGCAGACATGATTTTGTCGGCCTGCTCAATCAGCGCTACCGTCGTACCGACCGGTGCATTCTGGTTGCCCTCGCCGACAGAGTTGTCCGCGGTCCCGCCAATGCGCTGCACATCCGCCTTCATCGACTGGATGAGCTGCATGAACACGGTATCGATAGGTTTCGCCGGTATCGGGATGAAGCGCTTGGCCAGGTCCTCGCCTGGCCCGGCATTCACCGGGATGCCCTGTCCGGGGCCAGCGCGGAAGTCGTTCTTATCCTGACCGGTGCCCGTCTTGGCGTAGAGGAACGCAGGGAAGTTGCCGAACATCCCGTTGTCGATCATGATGCGCAGGGCCGCCGTGATGCCGTTCACGGTGTTACCCATCAGATTCATGAGGCCGAGGGGATAGTAGCCGAATGCCGGAATGAGCGGGTACGCGATGAACACCTTGCGCTTGAAGCACTGAGCGTCATCTTCCCGCCAATTCCGGCGGACTTCCAGCACCTTACGGGACGATTTGTCAATCGTGAACTTGTACGGAAGCGGCACGCCAGGCAGATCGTCACTCTCATCGCCCGGCACTTCGTAGTCGGCATAACACTCGTAAATCAGCCGTTCGGACAACTTAGGCTCAAGGGTTTTGCGCTGCACCCCTTGCAGTGTTTCGAGCTTCTTGTCAACCACCGTCTTTTCCTCGACGGGGGACGAGAGGTCCGCCTTGACATAGGCCCCGGCGAGCTGCATCCGCGCCAATGTCGCCTTGCCCATCTTGATGACGTGTGTGACGCGCGCCGCAGTGTCCAGATCGGCCGCCTGCGCGGAGACGATGACGTCCTTCGCGTCGATGGCATCGAGCACCGGGCGGCGGCGGATGGGGCAGTGATACGCCTTTTTGTAGCCCAGCCCCGACCAATAGACCTGGAAAAACAGCCGGTCGCTGTCGGGCACATACTCGGTCGACGTCACCGTGAGGAAGCGGTTGACGGCCTTCTCGAGTGCCTCAGCCTGTGCATCGGCTATCGCGATTTGCATGCCATCGTTGTGTACCTTCACCGGCCCGTCGGCGGGCAGCAGCTCGCCGCGCGCATTAGCCTGGCCCCGCACGCACGCCTCAAGCAGCGCGCCATCCTGATAACTGCTCATGCCCTCGAATGGCGCGGCGCCGGATGATGTGTCTGTGCGCGGCGGATTGACCCTGAGGCCGAGCAGACCGAGCGCTTGTTCGCGCATCGCCAGCCACTCACGGCGGGATGTGTCGTCATCCTCGATCTGGCGCAGCAGGTCGCTGGCAATGCCGTCCAGAACCGTCTGGTCTAGCGTCTCAGCCAAGTTGGCGTCATGATCGGACGGCTTCTCGTGGTGCGGCGCGCCGAATGACACGAATGCTCCGCCCTCGCCATCATCTGTTACGGTCGCCGCCGTATCTGCCACGTGTCACCTATCCTGCGGCACTATGCCGCAAGTGACACTATGACGCACCTTCGCGCCGCGTCAATACGCTGATTTCAAATTGGATAAATTGCTGCCGGTCTTTTCCGGTGCTGCGCCGCGTCTTCCTTGGCCATGAACTGCTCTTGCCGCCGTTCGAGGAAGCCACACTTGCGCAGCCAGTAGATGGCCTGCGACACGCTATCCGTCAGATCGTCGTACCGGCCGCGCGGGAACATGGCGCACTCGTCGACCACCATCGAGGCCCATGATCGGTCGAGCGGCGCCCAGACATAACCGCCACTGAACTCAGGCTGCACGCGGATGACGCGCGCCATCTTGTCCAGCTTCATCGGGTCATGCAGCTCGATGGTGTATTTGTGCCGCGGGAACAGCCGTGCCATGGCTTGCACCACGCTGTGACCGCTCGCTTTGTTCTCGACCAGCAGCACATCGGCCCTGTACCGCGCGCAGGCATCGTGAACGGTCTCGACGAGGCCCCATTGCGGCGAGCACCGCTCGCGATAGTCCTCGTCCGTCTCGCCCGGCCAGCGCATCTGGTCCGGCCCGCACAGCTCCAGCCGCTTGCGCCAGGCGTACAGGAGGCAGACAGCGCGGTCGCCTTCGTCCGTCAGGAATGTGCCCCAGACTGTGAAGCCCGCCGGGTCGTTCTCCTCCTTCGCCGTAAAGGCGGGGTCAAGGCTCGCCAGGACGAAGTCGCAGACAGGGAAGTTGCGGCGTTTTGTCACGGGGTCCGGTGCGGGCGACCAATGCCGCCAGTATTCGCGTTTCAGGATGCCGCCGCCGCGCGGCTCGGGCCTCTGCTGGTACTGGCCGGCGAACACGAATGGCCCCTGGTCCATCGCCATGCGGATGGCCTCGTCCGGATAGCGCTCCGGCCAATAGCACTCGTCCGGCTCCTCACGCGGGTCGATCCAGCCAAGCTCCGTCTCGCACCGGCGGCCCTCCTCGCTCAGCAGCGGGATGTACAGGTGGCAGTACGGCAGCTCGTCGGTGAGGATGACGCCGGACACGTCGTCCTCGTGCGTGCGCTGCTGGATGACGATGATCGCCGACTTGATCATATCGTTGAGGCGATTTGACGCAGCCTCGCGAAACACGCGCATGGCTGTCTCGCGGATGGCCTCGCTCTCGATGTCGCTGACGTTGTTGGGGTCGTCCAGGATGAGAAAATCAGCCCGGCGCCCTGTCACTGTGCCGCCGATGCCCGCCGCTTGTTTGGAGCCGGTGCGTGATGTTTCCAGCAACTCCTCGCCCGCTTTCTCCAGCACAACCTCCGGGTAAAGCCGTTTGTATTCCGGCGAGTTGATGAGCCGGATAGTTTTGCGATTATCGCGTTCAGGCAGGCTGGCGCTGTAGCTGAGATTAAAGAACCGCGCCCCCGGCCGCTTGAGCGCACCCCACACCCATGCCGGGAAAAACACGTTGCACATCAGCGATTTCATGCTGCCAGGGCAGACGTTCATCAGCAGGCGATTTATGCGGCCAAATGCCACAGCCTCCAGGTGGAGCGCCATGGCCTCCAGTGCCCAGCCGGATTGGAAATCGACGTCGGGCTCGAGGACGCGCCAGAAATGCCGGATAAACGGCAGGAATCCGCCAGGCGCGGCGAACTGCTCGCGCAGCTCCCGCCTCATCAGCTCCAGCCGTGCGCGCGCCTGGTCCTGCAGCAGCATGTGCTAATTCAGCGAACGCCCCTCAGGGACAGCGCCAGTCCGCACGAATGCTGCCAGCTCATCCACTGACCAGTGGTCGAAATCGCCCGTGTTGACTGCCTCGGTTGGCTGGATCGGCTTGCCCATGCCCTGCTCGATGATGTAGATCCGCGCGCGTTGGGCGAGCCCTGGGTCCTCGGTCTGGCGCATGTCGGCCAGCAAGCCCTCCATCGCCTCGGAGGCGTGTTCGCGGCATAACCGCTTGAACTCAGCAACGCTCCTTGGACGGCCGCCGGGATTAGCGCAGTTACCCGGTTGAAATCTATGAGCGTTTTCAGGCTGGTTTTCCGACGAGAACGGCTTCCCGCGTGGTTTTGACGCAGGCACTTTGTCTCCAGCCCCCTTCGGACGTGCCATGTGACCTCCAGATGTTGACGCCTGAAAGTAGCAAACGCCTCTGCGGGCTGGCAAGAGCAATATTCACCAGGATGCCGCTCTGAGCCGGATTGGAGCTCGCTGGTGCCCGTTGTATTCTTCCCAGATAGCTAGCATTGAGGTTCGTGTCAAGGGGCTTCGGCGGGCTTCTCTTGGCGTCTAAGTATTCCGAAAATATTTTCAAGTATTTTGAAAAAAGTACTTGACTGTACTGTCTATACTTGCTATATATAGTTCATCGGAAGCGAACAGAAGGAAGACGGATATGAAGAAGCTCAGCCAGTGGAAAGCAGAATACGAAACCCTTGATGAGGAAATTGAAGCCTTACAAGCCAAACTGGAAGCCCTGGAAGCCAAGCAAGAGAAGATCCGGCAGAAGGCATACACCTACACAGAAAAAATGGCTACCGCGGAGTTCGATGCTCTCCCCAGCGACCTGACACCGGACGAATGGTGATAAGGAGACCCTCCCCTCCCAGGGGAGGGCACCTTGGCGGGTGCGCCCGCATCCGGACTCCATCCATCCAATGTATCTGCCATGTAGAACTTCCCGCAAACGCCTATTGTGAGGCCATACAAGCCTCACTGGCTGGCGAAATGCCAAGGGCAAATAGCTTAGCTATCTTAGACAGCCCTTCCACCCGCCACGGAGCTTCGTTTCAGCTTTTAGCCGTTGGCTCTTCGCACGTGCATTGTTCCAGCGGTTTCCCGCAGGTCGAGCATTTCCAAATCAGCCATGCAATGAAAGTTCTCATTCCGCCGTCTCCGTATTTTCGATCCTACGCCCGTTTTCGTCCATAGCGCTTTGCATTTTTTGGCGAACCGCCTTGAACCTATCTGACATCACCTTGCGCTGTTCCTCGGAAATTTCCTTGCGGAATGGGTTAGTCCCCATCCTGTAGGGCCACAGCGGGCAGTGTGCCGCGACGCATTTCCGCACTTCGGCGAAAGTATGCGAGCAGTCCATGCACTTTTCGCGGATGACGCTGGTCAGCGCACGTTTGTGATGCGGCAGCTTCGCCCACAACTCTGGCGTGACGTCAGCGGGGTGCATGCCGATGACTTCGCCGTTTTCCACGATAAGATGCCGCTTGCCTGTCATCTGCCAATCCTGTGTAAAAATCCCATCCGGCGTTTGCGGGCATGGGCCGTGCCGCGGTTGCACTGACGCCGCCATCGTCTGGGGCCTGCCGCCCCTTGCGCTACAGCCGCCCGTCCTGGTTTGTGCTGCCAGGCCGTAACGGCTGCGATGGCGGGGATATGGCACATGGGCCGTTCAGGTGTCAAGGGCCTGCAATGCGGCCATGATGTCCGGCAGCCTGGCGGGTTCATAGCAGGCATCGCAGGCCTTCATCCCAGCGCTATCCACGTTGATATCCAGGACAACTTCCCAGGCTCTGCCGTCTGCCGCTTTGTACCTCGCCGTAGCAATTGCCAGCGCTTCCAACGCCTCTCTGGCGGGCACGCACGCATCGTGGATAGCACACAGGGCCAGCCGCACAATATCCACCTCACCGTTCATCGCCATCCTCCAATGCCTGCATAGCCTCCAGGACGTCCGGGATGGCCAGAATCGGCATCTCCCAGCAGGCGGCACCTCCGAGACGGTCCTGAACTGCCGCACCTGCTTCGTTGGACCGGCGGAAGACTGGTTTTCCAGAACGGGCGGATTTCATGGCCTGTGCGGCGTGATGCCACGTAGCTGGCGGTACGGCAAAATCATTTGGTGTGTGCATAATTTCTCGTACCCTAGGTTGTGCATGTTTCACAGGTCCCTGCAAGCGCCGATTTGGGGGTGTGCACCCATCTCCCCCAGGGTCCCCCTTTATCCCCCCCTACGGGGGGGAAAAGGGGGGGGGGGATGGGCACTCATAAACCCTTGCGGCAGTAAGAACGGATGGAATTCCTGATTGGCGAGGGGTTTTTTTCCGGTCTACCCTCGTTGATTTCTAACGTTTTTTTTCTTTTAAGGTTTTCCCCGCCTTAGGTCTCTGGCGGGGCTTCGTCTGTGAAACATTACCGGGTCTGGCGCTCTGGGAGGTTCCAAACGAGCTGTTTTCCGTCTGGTGTAGTCTCCCATCCGAACAATCCAGCGTTGTGTTTTATCACGTTTTTGAGTGTTTTTCGCTTCGCATCGGCATCCCTGGCGGGATTATCACTGCTTGGCGGGTAGCGGCGCAGGAATTCTGCACGCACTAGTTCGTAATCCACAGCCATCACAACCGGACTTTGGACGCCAGGCGACACCAGCACCGGGTGATCTTTGCCGTAGGCTGCAATCATCTCATTGAGGGCGGCACGGAAGACGGGCAGACCCTTCAATGGACGGCCGCCTGAATTCTTGGCATGGGTTTTTTCCGGTCCCTCGCCATTGATTACACACGACTTTTCATCCTCGCCGTCCTCGTCCTGCCCAAGGCAGATTTCCTCCAGCGTGCTGACGAATTTGGCCCCTTCTTTCCCCCGCCGGGTGTACTCCAGCTCGGCGGTGATGACGCCCGTTTCCTTGTCGCGGGTGACCAGGATTTGCGCGTCAAGAGCGGCGAGGAGAGCGCTGTGTCCGCGTGCGCCCTTGGACGGATCTTTGCCTGAATGGTGCACCAGGATGACGAGGCAATGCAGGGCATCGCGGATGGCGTCGCATGCCTGGATGTAGCGGACCATGTCGTCGTCTTTGCTCTCGGAGCCCGTATACGAACGATTGAGTGTGTCGACGACGACAACCACACCTGCGGCTGCCGTTTGCTGGCGGATGGCGTCGATGATGGCGGCGTGGTCTGCGACAATTTGTAGCGGCACGGCCACCAGATAGAAGGGGATATCTGCCCCGTAATCCCGCAAATGCTTCCGCCGGTACGCCTCGACGCGGTCCGCGAAATCGTCGGCACCCTCAAACAGCAGGTAGACCACCGGGCGCTGCTTGACCCTGCAACCGCGATAGTCCCATCCCAGGGCGATGTGCATCATCAGGTCAAGCGCCCAGTAGGTCTTGCCGGACTTTGGCGGCCCGTAGACAACCGCCATCCCTGTGGATGGCAGCAAGCCCTTGACGATGTACGAGGCGCCTGGCGTGCGGGCAATCTCGTTGAACGGGATGAGCCGGATCGTTTTTGGCAGCGGGCGGGCCGCCAGTTCACCGATGGCCTGGTAGACGGCATCCGGGTTGGCGTGCACGACGCGTGCAGCGAGGCCGTAGACGGGCGACAGGGCTTCGAAGGGCATGCCATTCCCCGCCAGCACGGCGACGAGACCAGCCTGCTCTGGCGGCTCATCTGGAAGGGCCGCATAGATGGCGCGCAAGGCAGGATCGTGGAAGTGCCCTGCCTGCAGGCCCGCCGCCCGTGTGGCGATGAGCCAGTTGCGGTCGTGGAAGATGCAGCCGATGACGAATTGCTCGGCCGTGAGGGGCTGCAGCGGCCCGCCTGAGCCGTTGACAGTGTTCATGCCAGTCGCTATGTTCATGTCCGGTCTTTCGGAAAGAGACAAACCATTCGCCCCGCCTGAGTCCCTCTCGGCGGGGTGAATGCGTTTCTAGGCTCAGTTCCGCACACCGGCAAGCCCCGTTGACATGCAATTTTTGGCGTGTATATTCAACGCCGCTGCTAGCAATCCCTTAGCGGTGGATTGCAGGCTTGCGTTTCCTCCCTGTGCCCGCGATGCCCTCGCGGGCGGTCAGTGTGCTCCCTCACATTGGCCATCTGCGCGTACATGCTTTTTTGCCGGGCTGAGTTTTCCTGTCCTTGTGCCGCAGTTGCACTTTGCTTTCGACGGTTCTCCTATTGGTTGTGTTGTGAGCGCCCGCTGGGTTGCCCGGCGGGCGTTTGCGTTTCTCACCACTTCGCGCGGATTATTTTGCGAACCTCTTGCAAATCCCCAGCAATGAGAACCCGCTTGGCATTCGTCCGCATCCACTTCAAAGCGCCTGGCCGGATACCGCCGCCGATGGCGACGAGGAGGGGGGAGACAGGGGAGGGCAGTTCTTGCAGTGTAAAAAGCCAAAAGGGCAGCTTTTCGTCGACACTTCCCGCAGAGACCTGCCACTTCATCTCAATCAGCCCAATCCCTCCGTGCGTTGAATTGATGATGAAATCTGCCTTGAATGGCACCCCGTAGATGCTGTTGAAGGCTGGAAGCTGCCGGTAAAACCGGCCGGGCAGCGTCGCCTCTCGCACTCCAATGCCAGACCGGAGCATCGCCCGCGCCTGGCGATGCTCCTCCCGCGCCGCAAGCTCAAGACCCTGTCCAATAAGTTGGTTATGAATGATGAGTTCGCCCGCTTCTCCGGCGGCATTCGCGGTTGAACCGCCTTGAGGCTTCATCATGCCCAAACCCTTCCAACATGAGGATTGTCGAAGTAACGCCTGAACTGTCTACGCGCATCAGACTTATCTTGTGTTATTCCGGTCTGGAATAACACAAATGCTTGACCTCGCGTATTACCGGAAACAATCTTTCCGTCTGCATTCTCAAAGCAAATACGTCCGTGCGTCAGGCATATAGCAATGCATCCGTCGTGGTTAGTCAATGCTGCCCACCATGTAGTGTCCGTGGCATTATTAACCAACACAATGCCCCGCGTGAATTTCTTCTGGTCAAAATTTGCGGTAAATGCTTGTATCGCCAGTGCACACAACCCTTTCGAATAAGGCGGATTCATAAAAACCGTCTTGCATGCTGGCCAAGGCGTCTTCAGCGCATCATCATCGACCGTATAAAATTTTTCAGCCTGAACTGTCTTTTGTGCTGTTCGACTAGAAAATGGGTCGAACCCAATTGTGCCGCCGAGAGCGCTGCGGACCATCTCCACATAGGTCCGTGGGGTGAACCATGAATCCGAATCCCACCTCTGTGGACCTGGCTTGCGCCCGATATAGGCGAGCTTGTT